ATGTTAGAAACAATAAAAAACAAACTAAACTCTGCAAAAGCTGCAGTTGTTGTGGGTGCTTCAGTTGCTATGGCAAATGTAGCAAACGCTGAGGCAATAGCAGCACCAGATATGACAGATGCTACAGGTAGTGTTACAAATGTATTTGGTGCTGTGTTAGGTGTAGCTGTTTTAATCTATGGCTTCAAAAAAGTAAGAAGTCTTTTATAGTAAAGATTTTTACAAACTATCAAAGCTCTTGAGGTGCAACTCAAGGGCTTTATAAACTACTAAAAAATTATATCACAAAAGGGTTTATAGATGTTAAAACAACTTATAAAATATATCTTTCTTTTACTATCTCTAAACACTTTTTTAAGTGGCTCATACTTAATGTATATTGAGTTTAATAATGATGATGACACAGTAGTTAGGTGTATAGATAGCTACTACTTTGATGATAGAGGGTTAATCTACACAAAATCCCTTGATGGTAAAAAATATCTTTTTAGATTTGATGATATGAGAAAATTTGATATAACTTCTGGTTACACACTAGATGAAAATAGTAACTGTATCGTAGCTTCAAAAGATACTACAAACTATGAAGCTTCAAGCAATCTATCTATGATAGAGGATAATTTTACATATTTAGGTATCCCACTTTCTTATTTTAACTCTTTGATGGCTTTAAGTGGTCTAATCATATCTTTCATATTTTTATATGGTTTAACAAGATTTATATAAAAGGGGTTTATGATGATTTTATTTGATATAACTGGGAATATAGCGTTTGATTACTTTTATAGTCTAAATATGAACTTAGGGCTTATAGTTTGGTCATGTTTAGTGATACTTAGACTTCTTAGGTCGTAATATGAAAACTCTATTTAAAACTACACTCATTTCAATACTACTTACAAATATAACCTTTGCTCAAAACTGGGAAGTAGTTTGTCCAGGTGATCAAACTAGTCCTAATATAAGTACACTCTCATATGCTTTTAGTGGTGAAATGGCAAGTGAAACACAAGTATACGGTGAACTTGATACTTGTAACTTTACAATGCCTTTTTGGGATATAGAGTCACCTGCTTGTGGAGGAAGTGGTGATAAAAATATTTTAATACAAAAATATAATAGCTCTTGTGATGATAGCTCATTTGTTTTTACAGTTGGTGATGCAACTGGCTTTGCAGTACATCAATACAATAGTGACACAAGTGAGTTTGAAAATGGAACTATACTTGTAAATGGTTACCCTTGTATGTCTAGTAGTGAATCATCTATGACAGTTGCATTTTATGATTGGAATAACAACGGCAATATAGGACTAGTAACTGCTCATAATTTAAATGATACATTTGAAACTACACCATACACACTTACAGATGAGGAGATATCAACACTAAAAACTATTTGTAAAGATGAACCATCAAACGAACCTGACTATACAGCACAACTAAATAAAATAATAGAAAACACTGCACCAAATAAAGATACCGTAGAGAAACTAACAAATATAGATAATCGACAACAAAAAAGAGATGATGATCTTGATAGTTTTATATCAAATAAAGATATAGATGAGATGCTAAGTATTGATAGTGACCTTGAAACATTTACAACTACATTTGAAACAACACTTGATGATACATATACAAACTATAGTGATATATTTGGATTTGGTGGATATGGTCCAGCTCCTGATCCTATTAGTTTTACAATGCTTGGAAATGAATACAAAGTTTTTGATCCAACAGTTTTAACCCCTCATATAGATGTGATAAGAGATACATTTGCACTCTTTGCATATCTGTGGGGATTTATCATAGTTTTTAGAAATACTTAAAAAAGGATAGTGTGATGTTTTACTTTTTAACTTTTATATTTGAATTACTTGGTATTGTTGCTAAAAATCCAATTATTCAAAAAATAGCTTTATTTAGCTTTTTCTTTGGACTAGTTACTTTTAGTGTTGATTTTTTTGCAAGTAAAGTAACTAATGAATTTGCAAATGTATCACAAATATTAGTGATAGCTTCTTGGTTTGGATTTTTAAACGCTTTACAAATAGTGTTTAACTTTCTAATTACTGGCTTCATAGTTAAACAAATTTTAGCATTTATAAGAGGCTAGGAGTGTATCATGGTATCTTTAGTAGTCGGATTTCCAGGTAGTGGTAAATCATATTATGCGGTTAAAAAGATTTATGATATTTTATCCTCTGATAAAATATCTCAATATGAAGTAATATATACAAATATTGGTGGTATAAAGTTTGATTACTTTCCAAACTCAACTGTTGAGTTTAAAAAACTAAAAGAGGATGATTTATACAAATACTTAAATGAGTGTTTTAAAATATATGAAGATCACAAAGATGATGATAATGTAGATGAGTACCTTATAAAATACTCAAAAGAGCAAAACTTTTACAATGCACTAATAGTATTTGATGAGTGCCACGACTTTTTTACACCTCAAGATAGAGTTAAAATATTTTGGCTTACATATCACCGACACTTAAACCATGAGATAATTTTACTTACTCAAAATAAATCTCTAATTAATAGCAAATATAGAGCTATACCTGAGCAGTTTATAGAAGCACAACCAAGAAGTAAAAAATTATTCTCAAATACACTAAACTATAAACATTACGCATCATTTGCTATGAGAAAATCTGATCAATTTAATAGTAGCTCCATTAAAACACAACAAGATATATTTAATCTATATCAATCAGGTAATAAATCATCTCAAAAGTCTGTTTTGGTAAAGTTTATAGTTATTATAGGGTTTGGTGTATTTGTAGCTGTATTTTTATTTTACAATTTGTTAGATGGATTTACTAGTGATGTAAAAAAGTTAGATGATAACTTAACTAGTTTACAAAATATAGAACAAAATAAAACAATACAACAACCTATAAAAAATGAAAATATATCTACTAAAAATAAATCTTTTAACATAAATAGTAGCAGTAATAGATTTAATCTTGAGATAATATATAACTCAAATGATGGATATAAAATATTTGATAACTACTATGATGAGAACTATTTTAAAAAGTTTATCTCTACTACACCATCAAGAGTTTTATACACAACAACTATAGCAAAACTAGATGATTATGAGATAGAAAAACTTATAATTAAAACTAGTTTTTACGATCTAGAAAAATATTTTTATGTTGATTTAAAGTATAAAACCAACCAATTTGAAGCGAAGCGTAGAAAAAAAGAGATAGAGAAAAACTAAGACGGAGGTCTTAGTTTTTCTCTATCTACTTGACTATCTATAATAATGTTTCGTCAAACAAATTTTACAAAGGATTTACAAAATGAACACAACAACATATGGCTTAGATAAATATGATATCAAACAAGCTACACAAAAGATTGAAAAACAAAAAGCATTTTTAAATAAACACTATATTAGAGTTGGATCAAAAGATATATACCTAAGTGAATTTACAAAAAATGCTTATATCAATAGTGATAGATATATAGCAGAAGTGAATCATAGAGTTTGGAGTTTGTATCACTATGCAAATAACAATAATCTAAAAAATATATTTTTAACTATAACTTTACCATCTGAATATCACCCAAAGATAAAAAATAAGTATAAAAACCCAAAGTTTATAGATGATAGTGATCATACCCCAAAAGCAGGAGCTAGAGAACTTTCAAAGATATATAAGAGATTATTAGATTTAAGAGCATATAGAAACATAGATAAAAGTGATAAATGCTACTTTAGAGTATATGAACCACATAAAGATGGTACACCACACTTACATAGCTCTATATTTGTCCCTATTGATACAATAGATGATGTAGTTGCATCGTTTCAAAACTTTTTTGATATAAATTATCCTGGACTTCAAATAAAAATAGAAACAAATATCAATAATCCAGTTGCATATTTAATGAAATATATTTTAAAAACCTTTGATGATCTAAGAGATGATAAAGAGATAACGGCACTTAGCCTTTGGTACACTACACATAAGATCACAAGATTTTACACTTCACGAACACTTGTTTCACTGGATATCTATAGAGTACTTGGTGGTAGATACTCACTAATTGAACTTACAAGAATGTATAAAGATCAAGAGATATCAGTATTTTTAGAACCAGACACAAGAAAAGTAATAGAGGTGTTTGATAGAAATATGTGTATACCTATATGGACTAGAAGATATATACAGCAAGAGTTCAAACCAAACAAAAAAGTAAAAATAAAATATCTAAAAAAAGATGATATAGCATCAAAGAATCTACAAGTAAGATTTACAGATTTAGATGGTAATAGATTTAAAGTATTAAACAATCAGTTAATACCAATATCAAAATACCCTGTAAAACCAATATGTAAACAAACTGATATGAACCTATATAACCATTTTAAAAAGATGGATCAATCACTAAATTTAAACTTTGATATAAAACACTATGGTTTGGTTAAAAATGAACTTATAAATCGTGGGTTAATAGATGGAGATATAATATCTGTAAATCAATATAGTTTTGAGTTTGATGATATATTTTGATATAATTTGTTTTTTTCATATAGGGATAATAATTGGGTTCAAAAAATAGAATATTACTTGGTATCATAACTTCACTAATATTGCATAACATTAGAAATATATTTTCAAAGCAAGAGTTATATATCACTAAAAATAAATACAATAAAGTTTTACAAAAGCATCCAGAGATACAAGATATTTTACACAATAATTTTCAAATAGTTTTAGATAATACTTTTGCAACTTGCAACTATGATAAAGATGGATTGTATAATTTTATATCACACTATGAAGATAAATATATCATATTTTCAATATCTACAAATAATTTTTATACAGAGGTTGCTACAATATTTTACGCAAACAAAAGGATACTTAAAAAGTGTTCAAATAGTATAAAATTTATAAATGAAAATCATAAAGAAAAGTTTGTAGAGTTTATAACTTAAGCAGCAGGAGGGAAACGCCCTGCATCTCTTCTCCCATCAAGCTATCCCTAGCAAGGGGCTCTTTCATCGTTGACCTTAGCTGAGTTCTTCTTCTAAAGTTGTAGGTGTATGAAATCCCATATTTTCACTTCACTTAAGTTTTTGTATAGTTATTATATAAAAAATGTGATCATAAGTCAATATGTGATTTTGGTTTATTTTGTATTTATATGAAATTTGTAGTATTTTAAAAAAGGTTTATTTATTTTACTCTTTGTATTGTATAAAGAGTTTGGGCTATATCTCTATAGCCGATACTTATTAGCTGTTAACTCCTTGAGCTTTTACAGTCTGCATTGTAGTATCTTGGGCATCTATTGATTTTTTGTATACTTGAATCTCTTTAATTGTTGATATATTTATAAGGTTCTCAAAATGGTGTGATAGATCCTCATCATCAATATAATTGATTATTTTTTTAAATAGTGTTCTTATTTTGGATGGTGGCAAATCTTCTAGTTCTTTTATGAACTCAATTCGTTTTGCAGTTATTACATTGTCTTTATCTAAGTTAGATATCTCTTTTTGGGGTGTGTTATTTTTAGCTATAGTTAGCAT